GTTGTGTACGGATTGATACCGGAGCCTTAATACGAAATGTGATTTGGGGGTGTGAAAATGGAGTCCAGTGCTTATGCTTGGCAAGATACCTAATCAACTTTTCATCTTTGTCTTCAAGTTTATTAATCATGTCTGGAGTGAAGTGACACTCCGTTTCTTTTAATCGCCTTTCGGCTTCAACATCGACTGTCCATTTTGACTCTTTGTTGAATGAAACTCTTGCAGAGTTCACCACCGTCAAGTCAGTTCCCATGTAGTCAATCAGATCGACTTTACCTTCACCTAATACATTCATCGAATCAAACCTTCTTTCCAAAACTCATCCGAAAGTTCGTACTGTTTATCTTCGGCTTCACTCTCACCATCGTCCTCCCACTCACCACGCTCCCACTGCCAAACGTGAACAAGTTCGTGCATTAATGTTGCGATGAAATCACGAAGGTATTGGTCGGTGGCGATACTAATAACATAAGAGTTTTCATCTTGCTTGTATGATTCACCCCAACAGTTTAACATTTTGTAATCAGTGAGATCAATTTTGATTGTCGTATCGGAATTCTGCATGTGATATTTGTCCAGAAACCAATCTATCGCAACCTCAACAACTTGACGATGAAGAATGGAGTGGTCAACATTGTAGATTCCATGTTCAATCTTTGTTTTCATATGCCCCATCTTTCAGATGTCCTTTCCCATTGACTCATTGCCGCTTGTGCAAGAATACCAGTGTAACTGTGATCGTCAATGTATTCAACAATATTATCGCTATTATTTCCAGATAAAATCATTTCGTTGATGTCTTTATGTTCAAGACGATCTGGAATAAAAACTGTTTGCCCATCATCAATTAGACCGCGAAGCATATTTACAATTTCAATACTACGAGGCTCGTTGTCCATGACAAACACCACATTTGAGTTAGATAAGTTTTCAGGCAGTCGCACAGACTTAGATGCACCCACCATCGCAATCGCATTCGGAAGGAACATTGAATCAAACGGACCCTCTGTCACATAGATCGTTTTGTTTACATCTACTTTATGAAGATTGTAAAAAAGTCTTTCGTGACCATCCGCCTTAATCGTAATGTAACGCAAGCCGTTTTTTGAAAGCGATCTACCCTGCACACCGATGATGTTTCCACTTTCGTCATGAAAAGGAATTACAATTCTAGGCTCCTTTTCAAGATGAATTTTTTTGTTGATCTGCTTTGCCACAGATCCAAAGTCATCTGTGTAAAAAAGTTCATCCATCTTTTCTTCTGGTAGCATTCTGCTTTCTAAATACGCTCTTGCATGATGACATTTATCCAATGACGTAATTTTACAAACACCAGTGAGTGCCTCTGACTTCATACTAACTTTTTGTAGTTTCTCGTTAACGCCAGTTGATGTGATACCGGAAACGTTTGAGTTTCCATTTTTCTCTTTCAACCACTCAACTCTAAATTCAGAGTGAAGTGCGGGACTGACTTGCTCAAGAAGTCTTGACAGCGACATTGCCGCACCACAGTTGTGACATTTGTAATAATAGCGACCAGATCTTTCGTAGAAAAACCCACGCTTTTTATTTGGATTCTTCTTTGAGTCACCACACAAGGGACATCTACAGTTAGCGAGTGTTGCTCTCTGCCAGCCAAACTTGTCTAATTGTGGTGAAAGAAGATTTATAAATTTTTTATCAAGATAGACGGTCATTTCGTGACTTCTTCACGCTCTCACGAAGAACCTTTCGGCTACCAGAACGCTTCCAGTCATCCGCCCATTTACGCCACTCTTCCAACTCTTCACGATCCATGCCGCGAAGGTGATTGCGAGAGTCTTTGAATGGGTCATACTTACGATAATTTTTTCTTTCAGACATCTTCAAACCTCAGTTCGTTAAACTTTTTCCTAGAACCACGAAACTTTTCATCGAAGTTCTTTCCATCATAACCAGCAGAGTCTACCACGACATCTGCCTCTTGTCCAGCATTTTGTAGATTGATATCAGAGTTACTAACATCAAACAACTTCATCTTTCCTCTATTTATTCCAACGACAAACTTTCGATTTGTCGCAACATCGTTATATCGATTTTTCAATTGTTTTACCATAATTTTGCCTTGCTCTTCCAACTCTTCGGTGGAGATAAGACCAAACATCAAGTCAGCAGTCGCAGGCAAACCGAAAGATTCAGAAGTGTCCTCCAATCCAAAGTCATTGGACGCGAAGCCTGTTCTGTTTGTTTGCGTGGCTGTAAAGATCGGCACATCCCACTCGACAGCCAAGCCACGAAGTTCCTCGGCGATGGACTTGATATACATGTAAGAGTTTGTGTTGGCTCCAGCCTTGAATCTAGCCGATGAACAAATGTTCAAGTAATCAATAAAGATTACATCAGGCTTAAAATTTTTCTTAAGTTTCAACTCTTCTAGCAAGTGTCGAAAATGATTAACATTCGCAGTCGCGGTTGGATATTCTTTTACCACCATTGTGGATTTGATATCTTTTGTGATTCTACCTAATTTTTTATCATAACTTACTTTTGGTAAATGACGAAGATCGTCCATCGTGATATCCATCAAGTTTGCGTCAATTCTTTCCGCGATTCTTTCCTCTGCCATTTCACAGGTGATGTAAAGCACGTTCAAGTTAGATGCGTAACAAGAGGCTGCATGGTGACACATGAACAACGACTTGCCAACACCCGTCCCTGCGAGAATCACATTTAGAGTTTTGTTTGGAACGCCACCGTTTGTGATTTGATTAAACAAGTCAAGATCAAACGGAGTTTTGTGTTCTACTTTGTGGTAGAAGTCATACCGCTCGTCAGAATCAACGATGTAGTCGTGTCCGATTTGTTCATCAAAGGACACAGCCAAAGCATCAGACAAAATATTTGGAATGGCATTTTTTGTTTCATTCTTTGACTTGCCATCAATGATTTCAATGGAGCGAATAATCGCATTGTAAACTGCTTTGTCTTTACAAAACTTTTCGGTTTGATCATACAGCCAATCTTTGTCAATATCGGCTGATGGTTCTGTGATAGTCTTGATAATAATTGTGCAATCTTTGTAGCCTTGCTCACTAAGACCACCACGATTTTCAAGTGCAATACTAAGTGAGTCTCTGTTTGGTGGTCTATTATATTTGTGAATATGATCACGAATTAAAGTAAAAATTACTCGTTCGTTTCTATCCTTGAAATATTCTTCGTCGAGAAAAGGCACAACCCTACGAGTGTAATCGTCAGTCTGTACCAAGTTCCTCAGAATGATTGTCTCTATCGTTTCCATCGTCAATACCTTCACTCAAATGATTGTCCAACAAGTTAACAAGAATATTACCCGCAACTTGTTTGAAATCTGTTTCATCTTTAATTAAGTCGATTCCATTGAACACATAGTAGTTAAATGATAACTTTAGTTGTTCATCTTCCATTTCATTGAAATCTACCTCTCCATACTTGAAGACAACTCCTTTATACACCCCTTCATCGATTCTGCAAGCAGATTCTCCAGATTCTTTTCCTTCTACGAATGTATACTTAGGAGTCATCTTCGGCAATTCCGATCTCAACTTCATCTTCTACAGCCGAACCATACTTAAATTCTTTGGCAACTGCCACTTCAAGTTGTTGCATGATTTCATCAGTGTAGAAATCTTCGGGCTTGTCGTTGATGTTCTTTTCAAACACCTTACGACCATCGGGAAGTTCGATACGAGTCGAGACTTTCTTGAACACTCCGTGCTTTACTGCAATGTCGGTCAGTCCGTAGTAGGGTGAAAGACCAGACTCATAGTTCAACAAAGTTTCTGCCATAGAGTTTTCTTTCGTGACCCGTGACTTTTGCAACTTACACTTGATGATGTTACCGACCACATCCGTTCCGTCCTTGACCTTCTTCTTGGACAGGAACACAATTGTGCCTGCGTTGTATTTCAGACCGGAGCCACCGGACATTTCTTTCATCGGCACATAAGACCCGACAACATCGTAGGTGTGGTTTGTAATCAGCAGCGGAATGCCAGCCGACCCACACTTCACGGTGAGTGTTCGGAAAGTTGCCTTCAACGCTTGGGCTTTGGTCATGTCACGAACATTCTTACCGCTGGCAGTGTCTTCCATTTCTTTGATGGTTGACAGGTTGCCGAGTGAATCAAGAATCACAAGAATAGGCTTCTTGTTTTTTTCTGCACGATAAGTGTCGGCTACCTGAATCATCTGATGCCGAAACTCTTCGATGGTTGAGACAGGGAACACCGCAACACGGGAAGCATCGATACCACGCTCTTCAAACATTTGTGAGGTAATTGCTTGCTCTGAATCAAAGTAAAGCACGACACCTTCTGGATTGTCATCAAGAAAAGTTTTCAGAATGTTGAAACAGAAGAAAGTTTTACCAGTCGCCTGCTCACCAGCCAGTGCCGTAATCTTGTTGTTCGGAATCCCGCCATACAAAGATCCAGACAGCAGTGCGTTCAGTGTGTATGAACCCGTACTGATGAATCCTTTGATGTCAGAAACCAAACCACTGTCAACAGAAGTAGCATCTTCATTACCGGATACCTCAACCAAATTGTTCAAAAAGTTATTCATCAATTATTTCTCCATTTCTCAATCAACTCGTCAATATCTTTCAGTTTTGTGATCACTTCATTATGATCATCCGTCGATGCGGATTTTGTTTTCAAAACTAGTTTTTCAATACGCTCTGTATCATAGCGAAGACACTTCAACGCTTCAAGAATAAGTTCGGAAGATTTCCGTTGTTCCATGACATGTTTTCCTTTTTCTGTTTTGCTGCCTTGACATAATGACAATTTTCTCTAGGTGTCACATATGCCAAATTGCTAATATGATTATTTGTTGGGTTATCGTCCAAGTGATCAATGATAACCATTTCATTGATAATATGTTTTGCTTCCTCTGGTGTATTATCCCACACTTCTTTTTCCAAAACTGGATACTGATCATGAGGTTTGAATGAGTTCATTACCAACTTATGAACCGTTGATGTAGCCTTCATTCTTGTGCCTTTACCAGTTTTGGGGTCGGGACTTCTGTAATTATAATCTTCAAACAAATCTTTATCAAGAGTAAAGTCAACTTTCAAACATTGAACATACACCCCGCATGACTTATTAATATAATCGTATGGGAAAGGAAAATTATTTTGTATACCTTTATAACTCATTGGCAATGCGGGATAGGGTCTTCTATTAAGAAGTTTTCCTTTTGGTCCCCTTAGTCGTCCCCACGAGGAAACAAAGTAATGTGGAATCACTTTGTATCTGAAAACCATGGGAGTCCACTGCTCAATATCCGTGTAATCAGGATTTTTTATATCCGGTAATTCCATGACGATTTTCCTCTAGTTCTCTCCACTCACGAACCATATTTCTGTATGTTTTGTTTGTTCGTGCTGCGTCATACACACGTTTAAAAATGCGTGCTGATTCTGCTTTATCACAAGTGAAGTGATCCTCTGCTTGTGGTTTGATTCTTCCTCTGTTGTCGTATTTTTTACCGTCACGGTGATTGGCATAGCGTCTTGCTCGCGTCCATCCCATCATAAGGAACTTGCGTGCCATATCAGCCCCAACAAACTCACCCCGAACAAGATAGTCATCAAACATAGAGTAAATTCTATTTGCCGATGCGAACGCGATTTCGGGCGTGCGGAATCTCCAGTGTTTACAGATTTCAGATTTGTATGGTTCAACTAACAATACTCCTTGCTCTCCCCGACCGATGATATACAACTCGGGGTTCTTGCGATAATCAATGTTATCAAAATCTAATGTGTAATCAAATTCAATCAAAACAGTGTCGCCCTTCGTTCGTAATCCCATCCTACCTTTTCCAGAATATTTTTCAACGGCTCAAGAAAAGAAACTGCAAACTGTTTGTTGTAGTCGGCAAAATCATTAAGTTCAAACTCTGATGGAGCAGTGCCGGGGAAAGATATCACCGTGTTGTGAAAAGGATTTGGTGCTTTTAGATACAAAAACTTTACTTTGTCTCCCTCATTCACTTTGTAATATTTGTTTTCAAGTTTCATGTTTTGAAGAAAGTGATTATAGATCAAAGCACCCTTCACAGCAATCGGCGTGCCTTTTCTGTAAATATTTGTTGTGTCTTGATATGTGTGCAAGTTATTACATCCACGGGGGAATGCAATCTCCTCTGGCGAGTATGTGGAAAACTCTTTCTTAAAGTTTGCAATAAAATCAATCACCTGATCTTCGGTTCCCGTAAGCACCAACTTGATTGCATCTTTCAACTTTTGTCGAACGACTTGTGGTGTCGATGATCGCGTGGTTTCGATACCCATGATCTTCATCTTGGGTTCATCGTATTGCACACCCTCAGAGTTATGCACGTTGAGCATGTATCGTTTCTTGGCAGTCCAAACTCCAACATCGGCAATGACTTCTCGCTCCATCACCATCTTGTTGGAATATGCGTTCATTTTTGCTGCGAGGTTTTCGTAGCATTTGTTGATGAACGGCTCAATGACCTCCTTGCAGGACTTGTCAAGAAATCGTACGATCTCCTCTTTGGTTTTGTTTTGAGCAGTAGCCCCAACAAGATTCCCAAGGCGAAGATAAACAGAGTCGGTATCACTTGCGACAACATAATCATAGTCTCCTGTGTTTAGTGTTTTATTCAAAAAAGCATTTAGTTTGTTTGCGATATATTGAATCGATAACTGACCCGAGGTCGTGATCGCCTCCGCCAGATTGATATCAAAGTATCGGAAGTATTGATTGCCCATCGCACCATAGGCTGAGTTTAGTTGAATCTTTCGCACCAGTTGAAAGTTATGGTATTTCGAAATCTCATACTCTTTCTCCTCAATGAGTTTACGAGTGTCTGCACCCAAAGCACCCGACTTCATCAAGGTTTGCTTTTCTTTCTGTGCAGCAATCATCAACTTCTTGTAGTGCTTGCGTTCTGCATAAAACTTTTCCATCAGTTCCGGCATGAAGCCAAGCCGATCTTTTCGGAAGCAAACGCCATTTGCTGCGACCGAGAAGTTTTGCTCTTTTAGTTTTGTAAGATTCTTTTCACATAAGTCTGTGCCATCAAGAACACCATCAACGGTCACACATGGATTTTTTGGAAACCCATCTGGTTTCATTTTTGTATCGGGAGAGATGTTGTATTGCATGATAAGGTGCGGATACAGACTATTGAGGTCGAAGGACACAACCCAGTCATGCCGACCAGTGATCGGCTCCTTCACATATGCACCAATGATTTGATTCTCTTTCTTGCCGCCATTCTTCTTGCGAGGGATTACGATGTCTTTCGCACGCAGATGGTGATAGATGATCTGATCCCAAGTTCGAACCTGAGAAAACACATCGGCAAGATTAACCTTTGCCGTATAAGCCAAGGCAAGTGCCAGTTCGAGAAGACCAAGTTTCTTTTCAAGTTTTTCGATTAGACGAACATCTTGAACATTGTATTCAACGAATCTCTGAAAGTCGTTAGTGTAAAAGTCTTTGAAGTGATCGAAGCCACTCTCCAACTTTCTTTCTCCAAGTTCAACAAACGCGATGTGATCCAACTTGTAAGACTCTTGGTTCACATAAGTAAACTTTTGATATAAGTCAAAGTAATCAAGGATGGTGATGCCAACCATCTCATACGCGATGCGATCACCCGCTTGTGTTTGGATATCTCTTTTACGAACCCAACGCCACGGAGAAAGTTCCTGCGCACGCCGTTCAATGATTCTGTCCATGCGACAGAAGAGATATGGGATATCAAAAAACTTTACGTTCCAGCCCGTGACAATATCGGGATCAACCTCTTTCCAGACCTCAAGAAAATCAAGCAAAAGAGATCTTTCATCATCAAACTTTCGGGCATCAATACTTTCGTCGAGTTCAAACTCACCCAAGCCAAACACATAAGTTTTTCCGTCAACGACCAACGTGATCACATTTACTGTTTCATTTGGATTCGTGACTTGAGGGAAACCATACTCACTGGTGGTTTCGATATCAAGATATGCGACTTTGACAGTTTTCTTATCGTAGTTTACCTCATCTGGAAACTTGTCACCGATAAACTGGTAAATGTAATCTGTGTTGCCATAGATCTGGAATCCCGTGACACTTTCATGACGATCAATAAAATCTCTACAATCGGACATCAATCCCGGCTTGATTGGCTCGACTGAATGACCATGAAGAGTGTGATATTTTGATGATTTGTTGGATGAGACAAAAAGAGTGGGGTGATAATCGATACCACCCTCAACTCTTTTGCCATTCTC